ACCATCCGGGCCAAAAGGATTGTAACCGGGTCGCCCTGTATAAACCCTGCCAAACGGACCATCGTCAGCGTAACCAACGATCTGGTTGGTATCGGCAGCGATAATTGCCTGCTTATTCTGATTCACAACGTTGTCGAAGATGTCCGTGGCTTTCGCGCCACCAAAAGCGCTGGCAACCTTGGAAAGAATAGGTTCAGCCAAAGCGCTTAAACCCTGCCCTTTATTAACACGCGCATCCTTGATGCCCATGCGATTCTCAAGGTCAGCAAACCTGCTTACAGTGCGCTCATTGTCTTTACCGCGATTGTAAACAACATCGCCAGCCATCAATTGGCCAAGCGGGTTTATCGGATCAGTCTCACGAGGCTGTGGATTACGAGCCAAGAAGTCATCTAATGGCGCAGTGCCGGTCATTAAAGGCGGATCTACGGGCTGCGGGTTTCTATTAAGAAAATCAGTAATAGAAGTATCCGCAGGGCCAGTGTTTCTGGGCTGTGGGCCAATAAGACTCTCAACTTCACTTAGAGCGTCCCGTTGTTTGCGATCAAACCCTATTACCGCATCAAGAAGAGGATTCGGGACATTGCCGGGATCCATCAAATCCAACAAGCTAGGCCCTGAATCTTGAGGGCCAGACAGCAGCGGATCTACAGACGCGACCGGCGAAACACCAGCAAAATCACCAGCACTCTCGTCAATGTCGCCCATGGACGATAGCAAATCACGGAAACCCTGTGTCGTCTGCTGATTTCGAGCAATCAAATTGTCCATATCAGAAACCTCTGACAATGGACGCTCTCTTGTCGTCACTTGGCCGGGAACAAAGTTCGCTTGAGCGGCATCCATAGCCGCAATCGTCGCAAGCGCATCAGACGGAGTCTCGCCACTGCTCTGAATAGGATCTGAATCACGACCACCATCAGGAGGGGTATACCTGCCGGAAGTTCTAAGATCTGATGGAATATCTCCAAAATAACTGGAGTCACTTGCAGGCCCGTATCTTTCTTCTCGTGCCGCTCTCTCTGCTCTTTCACGCTGCTGTTCAGCAATGCCACGGCCACTTTCAAAGCTTTCGCCGCTCTTGAACGTAACACCACCACGCTGCATACCAACAGGACCGCCATCCTCGAATGGAACAGCACCCATGATGCCACCCTGCATAGGCATAGGCGCAGGCATCTGCATAGGCATGGGAGCCGGATTAGCCATCGGCGCAGGAGCAAAAATGTCTATCTGATCCATCGGGGACGGCATAGGTGCCGGAAGCATAGGGGCAATTGGCGCAGTAGTAGGTGGCATGACCGGACGATTCATGCCCTGCATGAACTCCTTGAACTGCGCCCTTTGACTCGGATTTGTGCGAATGTCTAACTGTGGCGGTGCGTTTGGTGCCGCTTGCGGTGGTGCCATCGGCCCCATAAAATTTGCCATCCGATTGCCCCTTTGATGAAAATCCAAGAGGAATCATATGTTATTCAGGAAATTTTGACAACAAGTAGTCCAATTCCTTCAAAGACTGTCGCAAGAGCTTGCTAGTCTCAGCGTCCTTCAAACCAATTGTATCGGACGCAATCGCATGTGTCTCAAGAGCCAAACACAAACGACTAAGACGATCACGGTCAAAAGCCGTCAGGGTACCTTGAGGTTCTAGGGTACCTGACGACTCTTTTTCTTTCTTACGGTTTTGCATCACATAACGCATCGACAACTCAACTGACTTCGGAATGTCCCTCTCGCCAGCCTCATAGTAGCAAAGCATTCTGTGGCTTATGCCCAAAGCACGAGCCAATGCCCTCTGCGTCATGCCCAACGTGTCTCGATTGTTGCGGATGTCCATGCCATCCCACATGCTGTAAGACTCTTTTGCTTTAAGCACCTTGAGCCTCCAGCATCCCATAACGCATCATGTCAGATGTCATGTCCTCCAACGTGTCGAAACGAACCGGCTTGCCACTCCAATCGCATGCCAGTGCTGCCGCAGTGCGACGCCACGCATCGTCCTGCGCATCAGCCATTCGGCTCATGCCTCTCCACACTTCCAAGAACCCACTGGCATCCGGCGCTTCAAACTCCACCGGCTCACCAACCTTCAATATAAACTTCGGCATTACGCCCTCCTTTTTCTTAGTCGTAAACATAATATAGTGCAACGATTGCAAGAAGTCAATGGCGAATATTTAGGAGATTGTTTGAGGGAAACTTGGTGCAGACTGTCGCCATACGCTGTCTGACAATAGGGGTTCCCCTATACCCGCCCCGTCCCCGTTCCGGACCGCATTATCGGCGATAGGGTACCTACGCGCCGCGCCGATATCATACCCTGTTCATAGGATGCCCATTGCTGGCGCTAGGACGCTCATACAAGGCGAACAATTGTTCGGGTAGTAGGTAGGTACCAGACAAAAGAAAAGGCCGCCAGCGGCGGCCTTTTGCATTTTGTGGTTTTGGCGACTAGCGGCGCAATGCGTCGCGCCGCGCGTTGAAAAACTCAAACGTTTGATCGTCCAAGCCAGCCCACACTGACGTTACGCCGCGCCTGTTTTCGGGATAGAGCGCGACGCCACCGGCAACGGTGGTTTCGATTTCGCGCGCCACCTCATAACCATTTAGATCATGCGCGCCACCGGATGTTCCGTAACGGTGGCCGTAGGCTTGCTGAGTATGCGTGATGATAGCGGCGTCGCCATGCGTATTGCGCCATTCGGAAATCCGCGCGCGGATGGTATCGGCGGTCCAGCCGGTGGCCGCGCTGATATCAGAAACATGCGCGCCACCGTCGCGGCGACACATATCCCACATAACCGCCAGACGACTACCGTTGCGGTGTGGCGCGTCTGGTGTAGCGACGGTGGTGGTTTGCGGCGCGGTATAGTCCAGACGCTGTAAATCGCTGTAACGGAACATGGCGTCGATTAGCAGGCACCATGCCTCTAGCTTTTCGATTTCCAGCGTTGCTTGATGCTGGCGGAATTCAACGGTACCAACGCGTGACCATGTAGCCATATTGATTGCGCCAAATTTGCCGCCAAGCATATCGGCCATCCGCGCGGCATTGTCGGCGCGCTCGAATTGATCGGCGGCATGGCCATTGAATGCCAATGTGCGGATAGAGCGGCAAAACCGCGACGCATTGCCACCGTCGCGGCGTGACGGTGCCAGAATGGCGTCTATATCGCTTTGATGCTCGGCATAGCGTTGGATAACGTCACGGACCAAAGCAAGCGGCATGACGTCTGCCATATCGGGCGCGACGTAGTAGCAACGATCGGGCGCGGTATGTGCCGCTTTTGAAGCCTGCCAAAAATCGCGCGGCGACAAATTGCGGACCGCGCGGTTTCCAATATGAACATGTAAGCCGCAACCTGATTTCGAGACGCGGCCACCGTTGCGCTCAATGAATTCCAACAGCATGCGGATATCGTCATGCGCGCCGCCTGCCATATGAAGCGGAAAAGGTGGCAGGACAAATTCACAATCCACATTAGGGCTGGCGTCGCTTTTCGCCTCAACCCAGCCATAACCGTTGTGATCTAGCAGGTCCTGCCAGCCGCTAACACTAAGTTGATTGCGGTTAGCATTGTGAATTTCGATTTCCGCGCCGCCGGTGAGATACATGTTGTTTTCGATGTAAGTCATTGTTTTTCCTAACTTTTTTTTGGTTGTGAGGTCGCACGTTTGCGCCTCAGTTCTCAAGATAATGTCAGGTTGCAGTGATTGCAAGCACAATTGCACACCTTTTATATATAAAAAAGAAATTATCCGCTAAAGCATTGGATTCATTGAATAAATCGGCTCAAAAAAATGAGGCTGATTTTGCCGGGATCCGGGCCGGACGAACCAGAACAATTGTTCGGGTTTTCGATGAGTATCAAATGATACCTCCGCCCAAAAAAAGGGGCCGAACCCGAAGGCCCGACCCCGATCCCCGATGCCCGATCCCGAACAATTTCACGCCCGATCCCGGTAGTCCGAGTAGTCCCGTGCGTTGTAAAGTTCCGATTCATCAAGCCCGAAGTCCCGATATCCCTGAAGGATGGTGTTGAAATACCCGATATCAGGGTAGGCATAGCCCGAATGACTCATCTGGTAAGTCATCATCCCGTTAATCATAACCTGACGATAAAGCCCGTGCTTTACGCCCTCGTACCTATCGAGAGCGGCCTCGTCTTCTGGCCCGATCTCCCAAATACCGACTGGGAGCATATCTTCAGGCTCCCCGATTTCAATGTCGGCGACGCCCCGGAAAACGAGCCGCCACCCCGGAAAGTATGCAGCCCCCAACGGCTTTGCCGTTGGGCTGCGGTATGACATTTGCTCAACGTTCAGGTTAGAACCGTAAGCAAAGTAAAGTTTCTTTATTGCCATTTGTGGACAACCTCCTCGCCTACGATATAGGCGTACATATTAACGACCCGCTCTGGATCGCTGAGATCAGTTGTCACCTCGCCGAAGTTGTCTTCTTCATACTCTTTGACGATGCGAATGATCTCGAAAGCCTTGCTTCCCATCCACTGCTCGGCCTTGTAAGTGCCGATGATGTAGTAGTCCATGTTGAACGCGTGGTGGTGCCAGTCTTCTTTGTTGTTGCGCAGCCATTCCATGTCTTGGTCATTCATCCAATCAACAAAGTGCTGCTCGATTTCGTCGTATTTGTAAAAATCTGAGTTAGCCATGATGGCCTCCCTTGTTTGGTTGATGTGTATATATATAAGCAATCATTGCAAACTTGTCAACAAGAAAAACAACAGAAAAAGAATCAAATGATACTTTCTCCGCGTATCGACAGCAGCGGCAATGTTGGCATTGGGACTACGAACAATTGTACGGGTTTGAGCAGCAGACAAAAAAAGACCCCCCAGCCCGTGCTGCTGAAGGGTCAGACTCAGGGGTTGCCCTGAATCTATTTCTTGTACATCAGGGCCGCTCCCAACCCGAGAGTCATAACCCCGATCCACATCATTCCTGCGTGAATCCAGAACGCTGCTTCGCTTGTCGGCTCAACACCTGTAAGTAACACCAACAACAACATTCCGATTGTGGCAAACGCAAATCCTAGCTTTGGCATAACGCCCTCCTTTTCAGTTGACTCATTATATATAGCAGTCATTGCGACCCTGGTCAACAACAAAAAGCAAAAAAAATATTTAACGTGTACCCACGACGTAGATGCAAGATATCTACTTCGAGATTACAAGAAAACGAACAATTGTACGGGTAGGGGGCAGCCCCCGCTCGGAGGATTCGGGGGCTGCCCTTCTTCAGGGAGATCCTGATCCATGCGTAAGATCCCGACCCCGATCACGAACAATTGTACGGGTTCTGGCCCGGCCCCGAAAAGGCCCGGCCACCTGTTGCATGAGCAGCCGGGCGAGTCGGGGAGGAATACCCCGATCATACCCCGATCCCGAAGCCCGATGTCAACCCCGAACCCCGATCCCGATGACCCCGAGTCGGCCCCGACCCCGAACAATTCTTCGGAAACCCCGATAACCTCGCCCGATCCCCCCGCGCGGTGCGCGCAGTGGGATTTAGTGGGCTTTACGCTATACTAAACTGTATCTTGTGGGTCATTTTCAATAACATCAACATCTGGTGTGACATTCACCATTCTTGATTCCGCAAGTCGGCGGAACTCCTCAAGTTTTTCGGTAATCTGCTCTTTGGTAGCTGCTGTGATATCTTCCTTCACCACATGCTGTTTGTTGATGAGTAGCCCCGCTGCCTTCAATCGTAGCTCTTCAGCCCGAATGGCCTCACTAATTTTACCAGCACCCCAAGCCTCATCTCTCATCTTCTTTAAGTCCCGAATGGATTTGTCCACCGTGACCCCAAACCTAGCCTGTGCCTCCAGCCTCATCTCCTGTAGACGCTCCTGCACCACAGGGTTCTGTAATAGCCTTACAGCGTAGACCGTGGGGTTCTTATACCCTGCCTGTCGCGCTGCCTCAGTTTGTGTCATATCTTTGTGTAAATAGTTGTTCAGGAACTCTTGCTGCTGCGGCTTTAGTCGCCTCAGTCCTGCTGCATGTGCTTCTTTGGTTAGGTTCTCGCCGACCTTTGGCATTACGCGCTCCTAGTAGCTTAAATGGATTATCTTGGGGTTGTCGTCATCTGGGTAATAGAACACACCGCTCTCGGTCTGTTTCCATCCTGCGTTTTTCATACCAATGCTCTCTGCTCTGGCATCCAGTATCTGCTCTATCATTTGTTCGTATTTGGTGATCTCGTCGGTTTCGTCGTCCATGTTCACCTCACGTTACAGGGGGAAGGTTCGTATACCTTCCCCCCTATTTATAGGGGTAAAAAAACCGAAGTTGTAAGTTTCAATGTTTTCAATAGCTTACAACCCCATTTTTGGTTACTTTTTGCAATCCTTGCAACCACGAAGTTGTAAGTAAGAACCCATTGAAAACATTACATTTTATCAACTTCGTTCACCCTACTTCGGCTTTTTGAACCTACTAACACGAACCAGAACGTATCAAGAACGCGAACAATTTACCACCCTTTCCTCGGGTATCCATGCTGCTCGATCAACTGTCCCTCTCGATCATAAATCCACCCTTGGATATATGTATCTTCAAGCATGAACGACTCAGCATGAACTCCATATTCAATCTTCAGTATGCTCTTGCCGTCAAGACGATTGTCCACAAAGTCTTTACTCACAGCATCAATGATAATCTTGAACATGTTCGAGTCATTGATGCGCGTGATGTGGTGTTCTTTGCCATCTTCATCGCCATCCTCACTCATGTACGCTTTATCGAAATTCATAGCGAACGAGCCATCCTCAGTGGATGTCGTTGGATCTTCGATAATAGCGATATCCACGAACAATTTTTCGGGATTTGGCGTGCTGCTCATCAGTGTTGATATCGTGTGAGTGCCAACGCTGCGGTCGTCTTTGTGAACAACGTCGCCATCTTTCCAGAAGTATTTCTCGACAAGCTCTCTAGAGCCATTGTCTTTAATGGTCATGTCGTAGATTTCGACCATGTCGGTGGAACCGTCCATAGCATTACCTTGCGGCCAATACCTAGTTTTCAGCCCCTTCTCGACAAACTCCTTGATAGACGCCACAGCGTCTAGTGCCGGTGTTGCGTGCCTACCGTTAATCAGTGCGTAGTATGGCATTCTATTCTCCTTTGCCCTTCGATTGAGAATAGGTGTTCCATGTATTAGCCCCAAACCTAACTGGCTATGGAGAACCAGTCGAAAGCGGGAGGCTTTACCCATCCTACCCAAGCATGAACAACAACAGCGTCGGGGAGACTTGGATAGGTAGAGATACATGGCCTTGTATTCCGCCTTAGAAACCGAACAATTCATCGGGTTCTTTGGCTAGGACGAGGGCAAACCTATGGCCCCCCGCCCAGAAAGGAACGCTTTCTTTCTCCCCTTACCTCACTTTCTTCTCTAGCTTGTAGTCGTGGACGATAACCCCGAGATTGGCATTGCCCCGAATGTGGGATTCGATCCAGACGTTTTTAGTTACATTGCCTCTGGCATCTCTGTAGCGACGCCAATGGCCTCTGACCCAGTGCTGCCTTTTTGGCGTCCCATGGCCGGTGAAGTGCTTCTCATAAACGCGAACACCTTGCGGCTTTGGAAGCTGAATGGTCACGACCTTGTATTCGTTCTCAGGCAACTTACGGCCAAAGCGCATATGCGAGACTTTCTTCGGCGTCTCTGGAGCAAGCTGAATGACCTGATCGTAGTTCAGCATACCCAACAGCGCGATCAGGAAACGAACATCGCCTTGTCTCCCATAAGCGCCTTCGTTCTCAATCATGTGTTTTTCCGCTGGCAAAAAGTTTTCCATCAGCCCTGCCATCTCTTGTTCAGTCCATCCCTCTCGGAACTTTCCTTCGTCAACAAGCCAGTGCATAGGCGCGGTTTGAACTACAGCAGTTCTCATCATGATTTGGTCCAAGAAAAACTGTTGGACTTTAACGTCTTCATGTAGCTCGTAATACCAACTTGCCATCATGCGCCGAAAATATTTCTCACGATGCTCCTGCATGTCGTTTTCATGCTTTGGAGAATGAATGCCATCACCATAAATCATTTCGTTGGTCAGGATGTCATCGTTAGAGATACGAAAGCCTAGCGGATAAGACGCTATCTTCAGTTCACCGTCTTTGCCGGTATAACCATATTTGGTGTATAGGATAGCATCGTTGATGCGCTGAATATGAAAGCCTGTCTTGCGGCCTTTCTGGCGCTCATCTGGCTCCCACTGCACATACATGTTCGGCACATACTTATTCATCGCCTTATGACGAGCTTGTGTTTGATCAAAGTTATCCCATTCGATCCACATGTTATCGAAAGCAGGAATGCCTCTGTACAGCATTTCGAGGAGCTTCTTTGGCCGCACCATTGATGCGGTCATCACCTCACTCATCAGGCTTTTGTCCACAACGAACTTCTGTGATGTGGCGATCTCGACCTGCATGTTGCGGCGCATAGCTTCAGCGATCTTACCGCCTTGCCAACCAGCAATGCCACGCTTCGGCTCAGCAAGTCCGCCCAGAACTGAATTAGCCAGCGTGGGGCCATCATTTAGGAAGTCAGGCACGATCTTGTCGAAACCGGGAGCGGCGTCGAACATTTTTTTCAGCCGATCTGTCGGTGCAGGTGGAAGGCTCATGTCGCATGCTCCGCACTGTCATTAAGCTCGTCATAAATCTTGAGCTTAACGCGATCCCATGCCATGCGAACTGTCGCTTCCTCTTGCGGCAAAGTATCCAACTGCTCGTTCTCGTCATACTGAACGTACTGCGCTTCAGCCATGGCGCGTAGAACGGCCATGGCCTCATAGTATGTCAGCACCAGATGGATACCGCTATCAATCTTGTTCATCATCGCTCTCCTCTGCGTCGCGTTCCATCATGCGTGCTTCGTACACCGCTTCTTCAGCGTAACGGAACGGCCCAGCCACTGTGATGTCCAACTTGGTGTCCACCACATAGGCTTCATAAAACCCCTCTTCAGCGACCATAAAACGTTCACCCATAACGAACCTCCCCAAACACACCAAGCTGGAAGATGTGGTCAGCATCGTTGGCGTCCCAATCACCATTGTTCATGATGACGGCCTTAACGTCATCAGACAGGAGCGAGATGCCCTTGTGGATAACGTCGAACGTCTTGACCTTGACGGTTTCACTGTAGACGCGGGAGTCAAACTCATCCGCGCCGTGGTAGATCGTTACCTCAAAGTTTTTTGCGAGATT